GATGCTACACTTAGACCGATAGAAGATGGCGAAGGCACAGCTAGTGCTTTAAATGTATCATCTGGTGCAGTAGCTACCTTTAGTTCAAAACCTTACCTACAATACTCAACTGCTGATGAAACAAATTACGAAGTATTGGCACTAGATAAAGTTAGTTCTGGAAATGGCAGAATAAGAGTATTTAAAAGCGGTACAGGCACTTACAGAGGATTTGAAGTTCAAACAGGAGGTTCAGCAAGTTTAACAGTTGCTTCGGATCAAAATGTTGGCATAGGTACTACTGCTCCAGAAACTAAATTTACTATTGATCAAACCGCAGATGATAATGCAATAAGAATTTATGGATATGATGATGTATCTGCTAGATATGGTGAGATTTTTGTAGATAGTTCTGGTTATTTTAATATTGATGCTAGTACCGATAGAGGGGTAGAAATAAAAGGTCACGCAAATGATTTTTGGGTTAATAGCGGTGCTGACCTTTTTGTTAGAATGACTCACGATTCAAAAATGGGTGTAGGAACTACAACTCCAAGCCAAGTATTAACAGTTAATGGCAATATAGATTTAAAAAATTCTAGTGGTTTTGCTAAAATTGATAATAGTGGCAGTCTATCAATGGCTGATGATGCAAGTGTATTAATATCAGATAGTAGAAATGGAGGTCAGTTAATTATAGTTTATGATATTGGTAGTGGAGATGGAGCAGTTTTCTTTACCGCTTTTACAACTGCGGTGACAAAGCTATCTGGTTCGGGTACTTATGATACTTCTGATACTGATGGTAAAATTTGTGTCGTTAGAAATTTAAGTGGAAGTGGAAACAATCACGATGTATCTGTTAAAAATAGACTTGGAGACACTAGAAATATTGTAATCACTATTTTAGCTGGTGATTCTTACTAAAGTAAAAGGAAATAATAATGAAATACATAATTAAAGACTTTCGTAACGAAGGCGACAAAAAATACATTGGTTTTATGGTTACGGATGACAATGGAAATCAATTAGCAATAGACAAGAAGATTGATTTATCCGATGGTAAATCTGATGAGCAATACGTTAAAGAGGCTTACGATAGTGCAAAATCTGAAATAGATGATTGGGCAAGTGGCTTTGCTAATGTAGGTAAAGAGTGGGATGCTGAAAAAGGTGCTTTTAAGGAAGAAGAAAAAGAAGCTGAAGAGTCTGAAGAGTCTGAAGAATCTGAAGAAGAATGAACGAACAAGATCGAATAAAAGAGCTTAAATCAAGGCTTGCTTTATTACAAAGAGAAGTAGCTGAAGTTCAATTTCTTATTAATGGCTATGAAAATGCAATTAAAGAAAAAGATCAGAAGTCTGATACAAAATAGCTATGTAGAAGCAATATTTTTAAATATTGTCTGCATTATCGCTTTACGCTTGTTAATTGGATGCCAAGCATTATCAATAACTGGTCATTCAATTCATCCAGACTCAACTCATTATTCTACAATTTTTAAAGAGATTATTGATCAAGATAGCACAGTGCATTGGTATACCAATTTATACGAAGGCACTCACTGGTGTTATTATCATCATAGGTATGAGGACCTAAAAAGTGTGCAATGACAGATATAAAAGATGCACGTTCAATTTCAGCGACAACCTGGTCGGATCAAATGAATATAACAATCAATATACGTTTTCTTGTAAATGTAATTGCGGTTGTGGGTGCGATTGTGTACACATATCACACCTTAGTGACAAGAATTGATCATTTGGAAGCGCAGGCACAACAGTTTGATGAGCGTATTGATGAATTACAGAGTTTACACGATCAAGAAGTCGAGGAGCTGAAGAAATGGTATCAAGAATTTTCATTAAATCCATTTAAAAGAAAAAAATGATTTCAGAATTTGCAGATATATATGTACAACTTGGCGCAGCAGGATTTTGTTTTGTTTTGCTCGCCTTTACTATCTACAACTTGATACAAATCAACAAAGCGCAATCGCAAGATCTTGAAGAAATAAAGCAGTCTATCAGTAAAATGGAATCTGAAATTTCTAATTCTATGCAGATAAATATAAAATTAGTGGATCGTATGAATAGATCTGATGAAAAGCGTGAAGATTTTTGGCGCGAATTATCTGACGATTTAGCATTTTTAAAAGGCAGAATCAACGGTCATGGTTCAAGATAAACCAATATCAGATTCAAGCAGTTTAAATATTTCACTGCCAATGTTAATTCAAGCAGTTGGATTAATTGGCGCAATGGTATGGGGCTATGGTCAATTAAATACTAGAATATCATTTCTAGAGTACCAGGTCGCTATGAACGAGGAACACATTATGCGATTAGAAGAAGATGCAGAAGCAAATCAAAACGCTGAAATTCCTGCTGATATTAAACAAAATCAACGCATTATGTATTTAGAAAAAGAATTAGATCGGATACGAAAATGAAGATTCAAGGCGGTATAAGTATCGGCAATATAATTACAATTACTATGTTAGGTTTCTCACTGGCGCTAGGTTGGGGTACTATAAATGAAAAGACTGCGCAGCTAGAGCAAGATTTAGAATATAAAGCTGATCAAAAAGTTGTTGATGTTCAGTTTGAGTACATCAAAAGAGATCTTAACGAAATTAAACAAATATTGAAGGAGCAACAGTAATGGCTAAAAGAGTTAGTTGGATGTTTGGAGGTAAGCGCTACTACGGTACATTAATTAGAGAAACTAAAAAATTTAGATACGCTAGGACTGCAAGCGGAAAAATTAAGAAAATCAGAAAAAGGAGCAAGTAATGCCAAAAGGACCTGGAACGTACGGCACTAAGCGTGGCCGTCCGAAGAAAAAGAAAAAGAAAATGACTAAAAAGTCAATTAGGAGAAGATAGAATGGATTGGATGAACGCAACCAATTTTGCATATATGTTAGTGTTATTATTTACAGTGATGGGTACAATGGTAGCTACTAAGTATCGTTTAGTAATTAAAGAGCTGAAAGACGTAGCAAGAACATATCATAGAGCGAGTAAAGATGGCAAAATCACCGAGAAAGAGCGCGAAGCAATTGCAAAGGAATGTATGGATGTTGTTATGGCTTGCGTACGATTGGTCTGGAAGTTCTAAAAATGATCACTTATCGAGGAGAGCGTTTTTCAAAATACAATAAACCAAAACGTACACCAGGTAAATCCAAAAAGTTTGCGGTACTGGCAAAGCAAAATGGCACTGTGCGTTTGGTGCGTTTTGGCGATCCTAATATGCGTATACGCAAAAACAACCCGGCAAGACGTAGATCATTTCGAGCCAGACATAGATGTGACACCGCTAAAAATAAACTTACTGCACGATACTGGTCTTGTAAAGCATGGTAAAAAAATGGTAGATAAAAAACAAATGAAGCGCATCATCACTGAGGTTTTACAAAAACTAGGTGACAAATACGCAACACCAGATGCAATTGATTTGGTTTACAACACTGGCTTAGTTGAGTCAAAGTATGTGTATCTTATGCAAAAAGGTGGCTCAAATATTGCGCGTGGATTTTTCCAAATTGAACCTTGGACAAGCGTCGATTGTATTAAGAATTATTTATTCTACAGACCAGAGCTTATGAAGGATGTAAGTCGCGCCAGTAATGTTGACCTCAAGTATTTTACTGATCCAAAAGATGAAGACTGGAAGTTTATTCTCACGACAAACATAGCCGCGCAAGTCGTGATGTGTCGGATGCACTGGCGACGCGTTCCAGAGAGACTGCCAAAAACTATAGAAGAGCAAGCACGTCAATGGAAGAAGTTTTATAACACTGCCAAGGGCGCAGGAACTGAAAACCATTTTATGGAGATTGTATCTAAATATGGATGATAGTCAAAAAATAGATAATCTTATACGCGTTATGGAAACATTACAACTGATGTGTCAAGAGTTAGATAATCGTAAGATAAATCACAAACTGACACTATACATTATGATGGAAATTATTATGTCAACACCGATACCCGATGTCACCATTTTACCTAATAATAGAGAGTTAGCATTCGCATGAGTTATTATACTGCATTTTGTAACAACACTACTGACTTACAAGCAATTGTAAGTGACATAGATCGCTATGATCGTAAGCGCATTTTACCATCCAGTTGGTCTACAACAGACACGTCAAATCTATATCAGCTAAATGGCACTGGAAGCATTTCCCAGTTGTTCGTTGACCAAATTGAAGCAAGTATGGTGACAGATACTCCTAACGCAGATAACGAAGCAAATTACAGTTCTAGCACTGATTCTGTACAATACTTTTTAGCATCATCAAGCGTAAGTGCATTAAATGCAAAAGTTTTTGAAGCCGGTCAAGATTGGGATAGTTTAAAGACTACAGTGTGCAAAGAACAAGCAGATCGGATGCGTAGCTATCTTAATAGACCAATATACAAGCGTGGTAATTCCAATTATCAAGGCGCTGCGGATCGCGAATATGATTTTATCGTAATAAGAATTAATGCAATACTTGCCTGCGCTGACCTGGTGCGCAGTCAAGATCCAGAGCGCGCAGCAGAGATAGAAGCAATGGCAACTAATGAGGAAGGCACTGGACTATTAGATAAGCTGAAGCGCAAAGAATATGTGATGGCCAATGAAACATCGTTTAGATCAGAATCTGGTATTATATCAGAGATTTCTATTAATGGATCTACTACTGGTTACATAGAAGATATAATGATAAATCAACCGCCTAGCGTATCATACGATGAAGTGCGAGTCGTTATCAGCAATGCAGGCACATTTTCGCCTGGGACCACAAGTACAGTTAAGTATGATGTATTTATTAAGAATGAAGATGGCTTGCGCATGAATAAGAGTATTGATGGTGAAGTTATTAATGGAGACTACCAAGAACTAGCTTATGGAGCTGAAATCAGATTCCAGGCGGGAGTGTATACACTCAATGATGAATGGTCAGTGATCTTTCAATCTGACACCATACCAATAGGTAGCGTTAAGTCTGGTCAGATATACCGATGATGTCATCTGTTAAGGTGTAAGTAGATGGCTATTACTTATACTAATGTCATCTACGAAAAAGTTATTGACAATTTGCATACGATACTTGCTGATGAGTTTAACATAGCGATTCTTTATGATGACACATCAGATAGGCCAAACCAAAGTTTTTTGGTAACTCCAGTATCAGATTCATTAGATAGTCAACTGACTACTGGATCGGTTCGTGAGTATACAATCAACATCAATTATCAAATTGATTTTGGTGGTAACTACACAAAAAATAGTATTAAGCAAGTTAGTTTAGTTGCTGAAAGAATAAAAAGATTGATAAAAAACAATGAAAATTATACAGTTTCAAGTGAGCGCCAGTGGCATAATGCTATGGTAAACAACATAGAATATTTACGCAATGATGACGATAGCAACTTACTTGAAGCAAACATAGAAGTAAGTTTTAAAGTTATGGAGATCATATCGTGAGATATAAAGCAAAAGAAAGTTATTTTAAACTTTCAGATGAAAAGAATTTTTGTGCATACTGGAGTCGCAACAAGCATAAGATTTTGCTCAGTGGTGAGTCAGTTGAGGTAACTGAAGTGCCTAAAGACTTAGAAAAGCATTTAGAACCGATAATTAAAAAGGAAACTAAATAATGGCTGAAACTAATTTTCAATCCAGATCGGATATATCTGTTGCTATTGGTAGTAAAGGTAGTGCGGTTAATTTAGGTACATCACACGCTGCGGGTGATACCTGGAATTTTTTACAAGTCACAGATTTTAACATACAACACGCGGGTGCAACTATAGACGTAGCGCCTAACAAAAGTGGTATTTATGGTCAGTTGGAATCTCAAGGACACCACAGACCAGATACGATGATGTACGAAGTGACCTTAACAATGCGTGGCACACCTACTGCGGTTCTAAAGTCTTGTTTATCTTTATTTAGTGAAGGTTCAAGTGCTGCTGCATTGACTCCTGCATCATCTACTGGTACAATGAAGCACAATACTAATACAGTTAATGCCGTTACTTTACTATTTAAAAACGGTGGTTCAGATGCATCAAATATTAGTTCAGTCATGGTTGGATGTTTTTGCACCTCAATGACAATGCGAGAAGACATTGGCACTAATGGTGGAGAAATGGTTGTAGAATCAACATTTGTTACTGGCTATCGTCCAGTAGAAAATACATTAGCTGCAAGCAGTGAAACTCTAGATACTGATACACCTAAAAATATTTTTTCACTCGATAGCTCTAAAATAACAAATGCAGATGGAGCGCAACCACTTGTTTTAAATTCCTGGGAAATAACGATTGCTAGACCGCTTGCTAGAGTTGGCTACATTGATACTACTAATTATAATCCATATGGATATTGTCAAACTGGACCATACGAAGTCACTGGTAGTTTAATGGCAAAGCGTGATAATACTATTGAAGATATAGCAGTTCAATTAAAAGGCGATAGCGCAGGAACTGCTATTGAAATAGCTGAATCCAGTGGTTTTACAATAGAAATTCCCGATGCAATGATAGATAATTCTCAGCCAGAAAATGGCGATTACATGATGCAAAATATTCCTTTTAGAGCTTTTGCAGCTAGTGAAAGTGCAACCATTATAAGTATTACTATATCGTAACCTGGATGATCATATACATGAGAGATAGGTATGACCGTCAAAACAAAACACGGCACATTTGAATGCCGTAAACTGACTTTTAAAGATAGACGCAAACTTCATAAACTTGAAATACAAGCAGTTGGCATCGGTGGTGAAGTAGACACTGCTAAGTTCTACATCGTACTTGAATGGGTGATGGACTTTGCATTTACTGATGCAGAGAAAGCGCTTGGCCATTTAGATGACAACCAGGTAGATGAAGTATTAATGGAAGTTTATAACTCATACAAAGAGCCAAACAAAAAAAAGTAATTAAGCACCGTGTAGCGATGTGGATGTATTTTAAAAAACAACCATCCAGAGACTTGGTGTTTCCATACACCGCATTGTCTCCTACGCTACGCAAAAAAATAACTTTTGATGAGGACGAGCTTTGGAATGAAGTCGATAGAATTATTGCTGAAGATCCAGAGAGCAAGTTTACGCAAGGTGCTAATTTATACCACAATCTCGTCCACTGTGCAGATTCTAGCTATTTTTGTGACTACGAAACATCTATTGCAGTCGAGGAGTATATGGCAGTTAAGCGATTTAATATTCCGCTATACAAAAGTTTAGATGAAGCAGACTACGAAAGATTAGTAGTCTTTTCAGCTATTGATGAAGAGTATAATGCATTAATTAAAGAAGAGCAAGATGGCCAAATTCATAATTGAAATACGTTCTAAAGGCTTTGAAACTGCCAAGCGTGATTTTGAGAAAGCGCAAAAAGGCGCTGAGAGTTATAGAAAAGAAAATGACAAGCTACGCGGATCAACATCTGGATTGCGTAAAACCATTGGGCGCTTAAGAAATACATTATTACTAGCATCATTTGCTTTTGTAGGCGCTGCAAAATCTATTAGTGGATTTGTGCGAGCATCATCTGGTTTTCAAGATGTACAAACTCGCTTAGTTGGACTAATGGGTTCTACCGAAGCTGCAAAACAAGCGTTTGAAACTTTTAATAATGTTGCTGCTACAACACCTTTTATGCTTGAAGATGTAGTTGAAGCAGGTGCTACGTTACAAGCATTTGGTGTTGATTCACAAAAGACATTAAAAGCAGTTACAGACTTAGCAGCATATATGCAAACAACTGCTACAGAAGCCGCTAGTGCGCTTGGTCGCGCTTTTGCAGGTGGAGCAGGTGCAGCAGAACTTTTAAAAAATCGCGGTATACTTGAAATAGTTAAAGCGTCGCAAGGTATTGAAGATCTTTCCAAACTTACATTACCACAATTTAGATCTGCATTAATATCAGCATTAGTTGATCCAGTTGCGGGTATACAAGGTAGCAGTAAGCGTTTATCTAAAACATTTACTGGCGCAGTTTCTAATATGCAAGATGCAATTACTAGATTTCAAGCTTTGGTTGGTGATTTGATGTTACCTGCGCTCACTGCAATGGCGCAAAATACTGAAAAGTTTTTTAGAGCTATTGACCTTGAAAAACTTGCACGCTTTGCAACATCTATTGGTGTTGCTGCAACCGCTTTACTTATATATCGCGCAAGAGCGATTGGCGCTGCGCTTGCAACGGCTGCATTGACTCTAAATGTTAAAGCAGTAGCAGCCGTTTTAGGTACACTTGGCGCGATGCTTGCAGTTGATAAACTATTAAAAATGACTAACGCATTTCAAAGTTTAAATACTGCTACTCAACAAACGAATACATCAACACAAAATTTAACTAACTCAACTGCTAGATACGCTCAACAACTTCAGCAAAATAATACCGTAATACTTGAAAATACAGAACTCACAAAAGCACTTACCGCGTTACAACGTGAGACGTTTCTAATTTTTGCTGAAAATGAAGGTATGGATGAAAAAAGATTAAAAACTATGAAGATGATGTTTGATGCAGAGCAAATATTAAAGCAAGCTCTAGGTGATAGAGTTACAGTAAATAGAGAAGCAATTTTAGTAGATGAAGCATTTATAACAAATAGCAATAATTTGACACAAAAAGAATTAGAATTTGTATTAATGGTTGAGCGCTTAGTGATTGAACAAAGAAAACGTATCCAAACTGGCAAAGACGCAATTGATGTAAATAGTAAGTTAGCAGGTACATTTGGAACTTTAGAAGGCGCAGTAACTGGTTTCAAAAATGCCAGTGGTGATAGCACGCAAACTTTAAAAGTATTTCTACGAACTGCTGCGCAACTTATAGCACTTACTGGTCCCCAAGGTGCAGCAGCAAGTGGTGCATTAAATCTGGCAAGCGCCTTTATAGGACACACTGGTGGTTTAATTAAAAATAACGGCATACAACGCTTTGCACAAGGTGGCATG